GATCACGAAGTAGAAAAACTTTCAAGAACAGGTCATACATCATGGACATTAGCAGATGTTGAGTTTACAGATGGTCCATACTTAGATGATAATACTACAACAACAACATTAAATCCATCACATCATACAGTGGGAACAGGAAGAACTTTAGTTGCTTCATCTACTACAGGAATAAATGGTGGTAGTGGATTTCAATCTACTGACGTTGGAAGATTATTTAGATTTGTTGATGGTTATGGAAAGATAACAGCAGTTACAGATACATTAAATGCAACAATGGAAGTTATTGAAGATATGGGTTCTGCTACAGCTTCTACAGATTTTGCATTAGGTTCTTTTTCAGATACGACAGGTCATCCTACTTGCGTAACCTTCTTTGAACAAAGATTGGTTTTCGCAGGAACAACAGATCAACCACAAACCATATTTTTTTCTAAGTCAGGTGATTATGAAAACATGAATGAGAATAGAGGTGGAACGATTGCAGATGACGATGCGATTATCTATACCATTGCATCTAACCAAGTAAACGCTGTACGTTTTATGACTGCCACACGAACACTTATTATTGGTACTGCAGGTGGTGAGTTTACTGTATCAGGTGGTGCAACCGATGCAGCAATTACTCCAACAAATATATTAATTAAAAAACAATCTAACCATGGTGCAGCGAATGTAGATGCTATTGCTGCAGGTAACTCAACATTATTTTTACAACGTGCAAAAAGAAAAGTTAGAGAACTTGCTTATAACTTTGATGTAGATGGTTATCTTGCACCTGATATGACTATTCTTGCTGAGCATATTACTGAAGGTGGTATAACTCAAATGGCATTCCAACAAGAACCCAATCAAATTGTTTGGATGGTAAGAGGAGATGGTCAGCTTATAGGTTTTACTTATCAAAGAGATCAACAAGTCACCGCATGGCATAGACATATTTTTGGCGGATCATTTAGTTCAGGTGATGCAGTATGTGAATCAGTATCAGTGATTCCTACTGATGAAGATGAATATCAAGTTTATGTTATTGTGAAAAGAACAATCAATAGTGTAACAAGAAGATATGTAGAATATTTACATAACTTTGATTTTGATGAAACAGATAATACAACATTTAATTTTTTAGACTCACAACTTTCATATTCTGGATCAGCGACATCAACTATATCTGGACTAGATCATTTAGAAGGTGAGACAGTATCTATTCTTGTAGATGGTGCAACTCATCCTGATAAAACTGTAAGTTCTGGATCTATTACATTGGATAGAGATGGTGAAGATGTTAAAGTAGGACTTGCTTATACATCATTACTACAAACGATGAGACTAGATCTTGGATCTCAAGATGGAACATCACAAGGTAAAACAAAACGATTGTTTGATATTGCGATCAGAATGTATGAGTCTATTGGCGTAGAAGTAGGACCAGATTTAGATAACATGGAACGTATTCCATTTAGAACATCTGCGGATGCTCAAGATGCTGCGTTACCAGTATTCACAGGAGATAAAGAGATTGAATTTAGGGGAGACTATGAAACGGATGGTTTTGTGTATGTTAGACAAACACAACCTTTACCTTTGACGCTTTTATCGTTATACCCTAGGTTACAGACAAATGACGGATAACATACTACATATTGTGCCATTCACTAAAGATCATGGCATATATATTCTGTCACAACAAATGAACCATATCCTTATGGATAAGGATGCAAAGTTTGAAGGAGAAGCATTGAACTTAGAAGAAAACGGATTAGCATTCACAGGTTTAGTTGATGACAAACCTATCTTTGCTGCAGGAATGAAACCTATCTGGAAAGGTGTTGCAGAAGGTTGGGTACTGGCTACTGCAAAAGTTTGGGATCATCCTTTGTTAGTAGCTCGTGCAATCAAAAAAGATTTTGCTCGTGTTGCAAAAGAACATGGTTTATGGAGAGTGCAAACTGCAGTAAGATCTAACTTTGCACAAGGTTTAAGATTTGCAAAATGGTTAGGATTAGAGGATGAAGGAATTATGAAACAATACGGATTTGATAAAACAGATCACAACAGATATGCGAGGATATTTTAATGGGTTGGATAGCAGCATTAAGTACAGCAGGTAAAGTTGCAGTTGGAGCATCTGCAGTTACTACAGTAGCTGGAATAAAACAGGCAAATGCTATTGGTAAAACAAATCAACAAATTGCTAATCGTAATGCTTTAGTTGAAGAACAAAATGGAGATAGAATTTTAGATCAATTAGAATTTGATTTACAAAAATTTGAAAAAGATTTTATAAAACTTCAAGGTCAAACAGAAACAAATTTGGCTAAAGCTGGTGTTGACATGACAAGTGGTACAGCACAAAGAATAAAAATTGCTAATCTTCAAGAAAAAGAACAACAAGAAAAAGTAATGAGATACAATGCTGAAGTTGGAAAAGCGGCAGCTTTAGAAAGAGCTTCTTTTGCAAGAATGTCTGGACAAGTTGCTAGACAACAAGCGAAATACGAACAAATTAAATTAGCTTCTGGACTCGCTGGTAGCTTGTTAACAATGGCAGGATAACACATGGTTAAAATTACAACATTCGCAACACAAGCTAGACCTACATCAGAACCAGCAGCTGCAAGATCTAATTTACAAATATCTCCATCACAAAATATTGGTAGAGCTTTATCACCATTAACTTCTGCTATAACAGATTATTATGTTAAGGAAGCTAAGCAAGAAGCTGATAATAAAGCATATCAAATATTAAGTGATCTTTATATTAATCAAGAAGATGGTACGAAAGGATTATATACAATCCAAAGCGAAAGAGCAGCAGATCCAAATCCTTTATCATCAGCAAAAAGATTTGATGAAGATATTCAAAAGTTATGGAACTATACAAAAAATAATAAACTATCATCGTTAGATAGTTTTACAAGAAAAGCATTAGAAAAAAGATTTTATGCAACAGCAGGATTGTTTAAAACAAAATCTTTAGAAGGTTCAAGATTACAACAAATTAAAGAAACAAAAAGAGTTACAGATGGATATGTTTTAAAAGAATCTCTTGCATTAAAAAAAAATGGAATAGGTTACTTAGAAACTTATAGAAATAATATTAAGGCAAGAGTAGATTCAGATTTTACATTAGACGATTCTGGACTAAAAAAGAAAGCTACAGAAGCATATACAGGCTTTGGTGAATTACAATTAGCAAATGATTTAGCAGTTAATTCACCTAAGTTTTTAAAAGATAATATTGATAAATTTACTGGTCTTGACGCTAAGACAAAATTTAGTTTATTAGATGCTGCAGACAAAACAATATTAGAAAATAACAAACAAATATTTACATCTGGACTAGATATTAACGAATATACAACATCAAGAGATCTTATAAATAATTATAAAGAAATAGAAAATGGTACATTTAATGGTGATGTTGCAAAGATTAATGCTTGGAATAAATTATCTAAATCAGATAAAGCAGCAATTTTAAAACACGCAAACACAAAAAGAACTAGTGCTGTTTCAGAAGTTAATCAAAGGAATGCAGCAGTGTTAAATGAAAATAGAGATAAATCAATAAATGATTTTAATATTATATACAATAACTCTAAATCTCTGGACACGTTAACTTTACTAAAAATAGATCAAATTATTGGTGAACCGAAAAACGATTATGAAAGAAATGCTAAATCTCAATTTATAAAATTAAATACTAAAATAGGACAAAAAGAATTTAATAATAAAGAAAACTTTTATAAAAATTTTGAAATCCAAAAATTAATATTAAATGGTAATATTCAAGACCATATAACACCTTTCACTCTTGAAGGAGAAGATGTTGCTCAAAGTATTACCCAAAGAGTAGGGTCTCAGATTAACAAAAGAGAGTTTGGTTTTTATTTGAATTACTTGTTGCCAAATAGAAATAATAAAGTCTTTATTGATAATCATAAAGAAGTTTACAAAATTATAGAAAAATATGCAAAGGTTGTTGAGGGATCTTCAGTATTAAATTATTTAGATACAACTACAGACAATAGATTATCAAGTTTTCAATCTGAAGTTATATATAATTTTTCTCAAGGATTGCAAGACAATAAAAAAATTAATGATCTTTTAAATCCAGAGAGTAAAAATTTTATTGCAAAAAATTTTCAAAAGTACAAACCCGATAAAGATGCTTTAACTAAAATATTATCTAAAACAAAATTAACAGATACAGATGAAATACAACCACCTCCTTGGAATCCAGATAAATATAAAAGTTGGAGTGATTATGTTAATTCAAAAGAGTATAAAAAATATTTAAAACAAAGGGATGAATAATGCCTACAGTTGCAGATACAATTTTGGATATGCAAAAAGCAGGTGTTCCATCTGAAGAAATAGAAAATTATAAAAATAATCAATTACAAGATATGCAGAAAGCAGGTGTACCTGTAGATGTTATTTCAAAAGAATTTGGAACAGAACCTTATGATAGAAAAGAAATAAAATCTTTTTGGAAAAATATTTCATCTGAAATTGAAAATGAATTTAAAGAAAGAAAAGTAAGAAGAGAAGAGGTAGGTGATAAGATACAACAATTTTTATTAGGATCAGATAATGAATATAATTTTACACCTTATTTAAAAAGAGCAATTGGTCAATCTGGTACAAATAAATTAATAAGATACCACTCTGAAGGAGATTATGGTTTATCAACAGAATATAACGAAATTGAAGGAACAGGATTTTTAGAAAAACTTACTGAAGGTGCAACTGGTATGATTGCAGAAATTCCAACTTTTGTGCCAGGAGCAATTATAGGTGGAATAAGAGGAGGAGCGGGTGGAGCAGTTCTTGGTGGTGGTTTTTCTGCTGGAATAATTCAAGGTATGTATACTGAGGCTCTTAAAAAAGGAAAAGTAAAATCATGGGGTGAATGGTGGGACATATTTATGGAAGAAGGAATTAATGAAGGTGCAAAAACAGCGGCTCAATTATATGCAGCATATAAAGCTCCATCTTTAAAAATTTTAAATCCAGTAACAAAAACTATGCTTGGAAGAACTTTAACACAATCAACTGCGTTTACTGCTACTGGAGTTGTAATGGGTGATGATCTACCAACTGCAGAAGATTTTGCAGTAACAAGTTTATTATTTGCACCTTTCAATATTAAAGCACCAAAACAAAAAATAGATCAAACTGTAGCTGACACAGGAAAAAAACCTGTAGATATTATAAGTGATGTGATTCAAGATAGAACAATTTGGGAAGATCTTAACTCAAAAAACATAGATACTCCGAGAGCTTATAAAGATCAAACATTAGAAAAACCAACTGAAAAAGCAAAAGAATTAACTCAAGAACAAATTAATCAATCAAAAGAAAAATTAGATAATACAAGAAAAAAATTAGATGATAGAATTGCTGATAAACCATATAAATCAAAATATAAATTTAATAATTTTATAGATGATCTTTTTTATAACTTAATAGACAAACTTCATGTTTTTAAAAGAGCGGAGAAACAAGCTGAAAAACTTGGTGTTAAATATGAAAAGGAAATTAGTCCATACGAATCTTTCAATTTATTAAATGGTGTTCGTGGAAAAATAGAATCATTTATGGAAGTAGGTGCTTTTGATTTTAAAACTGGAAAAAAAATTGGTCCTTCAATTAAAGAAATATTTAAAGAAAATGAAATTACTAATCGTGATTCCTATAATGATTTTAAAAGATATGCGGTTGCCAAAAGAGCATTAGAAAAAGAAGCTCAAGGATTTAAAACTGGAGTTCCTTTAAAAGAAGCTAGAGATTTTGTAAATCAACAAGGAGCTAGATTTGAAAAACCATTTAGAGAAATAGTTAAATCATCAGAAGCTGCACTTAAATATTTATTAGATACTGGAGTTATTACTAAAGATGTTTACAACGCAATATTAAAAGCCAACAAAGATTATGTTCCTTTCTTTAGAGAATTTTTAGATGATGCAGCAGCTGGTAAATTTTCTAAAAATGTTAGAAATCCCATAAAAGAATTTAAAGGAAGTGAAAGAAAAATAATAGATCCTTTTGATAGTATATATAATAATATATCTACATATATTACTATTGCTGAAAGAAACGCAGCTAATTTAAGATTTATAGAATTTATAGAAAAAACAAGAGCAGAAGCAAAAAAAGCTGGAGAGCCAGATCCATTTCCTGAAGTACAAAAATCTCCTAAAAGAACAAGAGAAACAAAAATAGATGCCAAAGAATTAGAAAATATTGTAGACAATGTTTCTTCTTTAAAGCCAGAAGTTGTTGAAGGATTCTCTGTTTTTAGAAAAGAACAAGGTTATTTAAAAAGCTCAGAAATTGCTGTTTATAGAAATGGTGTAAGAGAAGTTTGGGAGGTAGGTGAATCTTTTGCAAGACCCCTTAGAAGTATGGATGGTGGTTTATGGATTCAAGTTACAAATGCACTATCTTTACCAGCACGAACATTGAGAGCGGGTGCAACTGGTGCTGTAGAATTTATGTATAACAACATACAAAGAGATGCTTTTTCATCTGCAATATTAAGTAAAGGTTGGTTTCCTCCATTCTTTCAAACAATTCAAGGTGCAGGAATGATGATTAAACCTTTAAGAACAAAACTTGGTTTACAACCAATATTTGAAAAATATGTAAGATCAGGTGCTATGCAAAATTCATTAGTTACATTTGATAGAACATATTTTGGAAGAGACGTTCAACAATACTTTACAAAAACAAAACCAATTAATTATATTAAAAGTTTACCAGAATTTTTTAGAATTTATTTAGAGTTTTCTGAGGCAGTTAATAGATCTGGTAATTTTAAAATTAATTTAGAAAGAAATTTAAAAAAAGGTTTATCAGAAGAACAGGCAATTAAAAAAGCTGCATTTGAAACTAGAGAAAATCCTATTGATTACAGAAGAATGGGTGCAATGGTTCAAGGTGTAAATCAACTATCAGCATTCTTTAATGCTAGAATACAAGGTTTAAATCAAACAATAAAAGCATTTAAAGATAGACCTGTTCAAACTTATACTAAAGTTTTTTTATATGTTCAGTTACCATCCATATATCTTTGGTTGGCAAATCACGATGATCCAGACTTTCAAGATTTACCACAATGGAGAAAAGATTTATTTTGGAATGTAAAAGTAAATGGAACGTATTACCCAATACCAAAACCTTTTGAGTTAGGTTTAATTTTTGGAACTGGTACTGAAAGATTTTTAGATTATTATTATGATAAAGATCCTAAAGCATTAGAAAAATTAAAAGATGCAGTTACAACACAAACTTTTAGAGGTTTGCTTCCAATACCAGATATACTTAAACCTTTTGCTGAGACTTGGAGTAATAAAAACTATTTTTTTAATAGACCTGTTATACCTGCTGGATTAGAAAATATACCATCTGAATATCAATATACAGATTACACTTCAGAGACAATGAAAAAAATTGCAGGTCTAATTAGAAAAGTTAATGGAGATGACTTTTCAGCTCTCTCAAGTCCGCTTGTAATAGAGAATGCTTATCGTGGTTGGACTGGTGGTATAGGAGGTTATATTCTTATGTTATCAGACGCTGCATTAAAAGCCGCAGGAATATCTGAAAACAAAAGACCAAGAACAAAAATGTTATCTGAATATCCTGTAATTAGAGCTTTATTAATTAAGAATCCAGATAGAAATGCTGAGCCAGTAACAGATTTTAGAGATTTATATGATCCAATAAGAAAAAGATTAAGAGGAATTGAAAAATTAAAAAAAATGGGTGAAGTTGAAAAAGTTAAAAAAGAACAAAAAAAATTACCTAAAAACTGGGTTGTGTTACAAAGAGCTTGGAACGCCATACAAACCAAAGAACAAATTATAAGAAATATTAATGATAATCCAAGAGAAACTCCAGATGGAAAATTGGCTTTGACTAATATTTTATTGAAACAAATGATAAATGAAGCTAAACACGCAGTTAATTTATACTATAATAAAGAAGTCTATACTATTAAACTAGACAATGAATAGTTAATTTAATATAGGAAAACTATGACCATATCCTCAACAACAGTTAAAAATTCATACTCAGGTAATGGTTCTACAGTTACATTTAATTATACATTTAAGATCTTTGCAAGTTCAGATTTAGAAGTCATCATTAGAGATGATGACACAGCTACGGAGACAGTACAGACTTTAAACACACACTATTCAATTACTGGAGTTGGAGACGCAAACGGAGGATCTATTACATTCTTAGTAGATGCCGCTGCTACGCCTCCTTATGATTATACTCCTGCGGTTGGTGAAACA